TAGTCCCATTCTAAAGTGAGCAACCATATCTCTGTCTAAGTTAATCTTTTGATTCTTTACTTGATACTCATAATATTCAATCAAAGTCTCATCACTACCTTTTGGAGTTACATTCTCAGGCATTAAAGGATATAAAGCAACTAACTGACCTGCTTCATTCTTTTGTTTTAGTAGGTAAGCGTCTCCTGATATGTGCATTGATTGTATCAAATAACTTTGTACAACATCTCCTGACATATAAGGATTAGGTCTTTTGAACAACATTGCAAGTTGATGATTAGGAACATTCTCATATTCTCCAACTTCATTCAGTTGATATACTTTTAGTTCTGCTTCTGCGAATGATGTACCTAAAACCTGTAAACAAGATACAACTGCTGAGTTTGACGCTCCATTACCTAGACCTTGTATATTGAATTGACCTGCTGATGATTGATAACCTTGTATAAAACTTGAGTTATTTCTGTCTACACCTTGTCTAAAAAAATTAAAACCTGTGCTTCTTTTTTGTTCTGAGTTACCAAAGACTACTTCTCTGAAACTTCTTCTCTCTGCCATTATTCTCCTTGTAGAGCTTTGTGAAGTAATGGACGCAACCCTTATCGGCACTACTCCACTTAGCTCTAATCTTACATTATATTAGAAAACTTTTATACTTTTACGCACTTTTGATTCTATCACGGCATACGCAAGGCTATCAACAATATCGTCGTGTTCTGCTTCAGGAAATCTTAGCAGTTCTGTTTGTACATCTCCAAACCATACAGAGTTCTTTGGGAAATAAATATCTCCTGCTTCCATTCTTGCAATAAGTGGATAAGCTCTTGATACTTTATCTCTATCTGCTTTTAGTGATTTTACAATAAGCCCTTCCCTTTTAGCCATTTGTATAAACGCCAACTGATAACCTGCTCTCTCAATTCCGACATAAGCAAGGTCATACTGCTGAACTTTTCTCTGTAATAACGGCAATAAATCAGGTGCTTCCAATCTTCTTCTGTCAATGTCGAGTATGAGAATCTTGCCTTCAGGTGTGATAGCAACTGATGTGATGACCGTGAAGTCAGCACTCTCTTTAGTTGATGTAGCCAAATCGACAGTTGCGTATCTACGGCAATCTTCCAATCTACACTCTTTATCTTTATATTTATAAAAAACTTCCAAATATTCATCTTTTGTCTCCTTATCAATAGATATTCGTTCTTCTATGGAGTAATGCTCAAACCAATCTGCTTTAAACAAGCCACCTGTGGCTTCTATAAATTGAGCTTCGTATTCTTGAGCAAACAAAAAACTTCCTATTTCTTGCTTTGCTGATTCTAATTCTTTTTGGTCTATGATTGGATTTGTATGTGTTGGATAGGTAAACCTTACCCAATCATCTAAATAGTTAGCTTCTGAGTAGAGCTTTTCAAAAAAGTTATATCCTTTAGGTGTGCTGATAAATAATGCACTACCTTTTTTTTCTGTTAATGCAGGTCTGATTACTTCTGCCCAAGTTTGTGGTTTCATAAAGGCACACTCGTCTAATACAACAAAGTCAAGTCCTGCACCCCTTAACTTCATTGGGTCATCTGCTGACCTTACTTGTACCGAGCCACCTGTTGTTGTAATAATTGTTCTCTCAGCTTCTTTAACTCTTACTCCATATTCAATGCCAATGCTTCTCAAATCTGCCCACGCTTCGTTAGTCATAGAGTAAGAAGGTGCAATCCACCAAGCTCTTTTACCTTCCCAAGCATATTTAAGGCAAAGCCAAACACCTAGTTTTGTTTTTCCCCAACGCCTTCCTGCACTAAGTACAGTAAACCTTTGCATATTTTCGACAACTTCTTTTTGTGCTTTATGTAAAGGTGGTAGTTCAATGTCTAAGCCTGAGCTGACATTTGCGTCCAATGATGATTGCATATTTACTCCTGAGAATTAAGCCAAAGTAAAAAGGTTTCAATATGTTTTGTTGGCATATTAAAAGAATTGTAAACAAGACCGTAGTCTGTGATTATTGGCATAAACACAATGGCAGGTAGTTCGTTAATATCTATAATTATTTCATCTAATATTTCTTCTTCAATCTCTCTCATATCAAGATATTGAATTATGTCAGCAAACTTATTGTTTACTTCTTCTTCATTCATCTTCAACCACTTCGCCTTCTAAATATTCTTGTTGTCCTTCAAGCAAGTTTCCGTCTGCCCAACGCAGTTTGACTTTTGGATTATCTTGATTCTCAATAGCAACTGTGTCTCTTTTACCAAACAGGTGTGGGTATCTTCTCTCTAAGTACCAAGCGTCTGCCGTCCAATTACCTTCTTCTCCTGCTTTTTCGATTCTTTGGATTCTTCTCTCTATTGCTTTTGCTTCTGCAATTTGTATTCTTTGCCAAACTTTGTCGTAAGGGTGTATGCCTTGTTGTCCTTTTTTCTTCCATTCAGATAAAGCTGATGTGCTTATTCCTACTGATTGACACGCAAGATTAACATACATTCCTGTTGCAATAGAATCACAAAGTGCTTCTACCAACTGTTCATTATGAGCTAAAGTTTGCTTTGGCATTATGCACCCATAATAGCAAAGTCGGTCTCAAAAGAAACCGACCTGCAAAATTGTTTTAGATTCTATGTTCTAAATTAAGAGCATATTTAGTTAAATCATTCCATTCTTTTTGGTTGTAAACATTATATTCTCCAACAGTATCTACAAAGTCTTTTCTTCCAAACCCTACTTCAATAACTGAGTGCTTGTTGTCATAAACTCTTGCTTTATTTGTGATACTTTTTCCGACTTTGTGAATACCATTTTTTACGCTTACAACTAAGTAGGCTTTATTCTTATCACTCTCAAGTTCAATAACAAAATAATTAGTTGAAAATACACTGCAAACAGTATCAAAACCTAAACCTAAGAAGTTTTTTTTGTCTGTAAATTTAATGTGTGAAGTTTGTTCTTTTTTAATTGTCCAATCATTGTGGTCTCCCTGTATTATCCCACTAGAATCTATATAAGATTTATCTAACCAAATTTTTGTATCACTAGCTTTTGTAATATTAACAATTTTATGTCCTGCTTTATAAAAATAGTCTAGGACTTTTTTAACTTCTTTGTTTGTTTCATTCATTTGCATACTTAATTAGACCATAATCTTTGATTATAAGCAAATTTAGGCAGTAATTCTGCACTTAAAAACCCCAATGTTTATAGGCTTTTATAAATTTTTTTTATTTTTTTTTAAGAAATCTACTTTTTTTGCTCTTTTTTGCACCTTACACAGTACAAAAAGTAGTCGTGGTCTATGAAGTTACAACCTAGTTCTTCACAAATAAGTTCAGGATTATCTTGCATTTTTTGTTTGCGTAGTTCGTCCTGTCCTAGAGCTTCAAACTTACCAAACCATTTATTGATTGCGTAAGGTGTAACATCAACATTATTCCAATGCTTTTTGTAGGCTTGTATTGAGCCTTTGAGCATATCTGATGTAACTCCTGATTCAACTAATTCTTTACAAACCTTAAACCAACCTGACTTCTCTCCTTGAGTTCTAGGTGTGTAGCCAAGCTCATCACAGAAAACTTGGTAGAGAGCTTTACGATTCCTTAATACTTCTTCATCAATCTTCTTTGGTTGTGGCTTGTGCACATCTATTGGTTTTAGTTCATTGGTTATAGTTCTATGTACTGTCTCCGATACTACCCTTGTATCGTCTGCAATACTACCCCCTGTCTCGTCTGTGGTACTACTAGATGTAGTAGTATCGGATTTAAGATATGGGTTGCTTGTTTTTAGGAAATAAAGATTTGTCTGCTTAGCATTATCTTTGTATCGATTCTTCTTTTCTATTGCACCAATATCAAGAAGTTCATTAATCAGCTTGTGTGTGTTTGCTCTACTAACACCTACTCGGTTTGCCAAAGTTGTAACGCTCGGATAACAAGAGCCGTCTTTTCTATCAGCATAAGTCCACAAGATACAATACAAGTTTTTTGCTCTTGGACTGATGTCTGCGTCTAATATCCATTCAGGTATTATTGCAAAATAATTATCAGCTTCTATCTTCATAATGTCCTATCTATGCTTAAGTGAGTACCTTGCGTCAAGATACTCACTAAGCACCGTACTATACCAAATTAGAAGGGAGCTTCTTTTTCAGTAATATTGTCTAATGATTTAGGTTGTACCAAATCAGGTGCAACAAACCCTACCATAATTTCAGCAGGTGGCTCGTCAGACCAACTAGCGTAAGGAAAACCATTGCTTCCTGCCGTGCATTGTTTGTTACCACATTTGAAGTTAGGACTTTTGTCTGACTTCTTATCTAGTCTGTTGTCATACACCTTTGAAGCACAAGCAGGACATTTATATTCTACTTGACCCACAGGGCTTCGTGTATCACTCTGAATTTGTGGGCTTGGTTGCTTCGTTGGTGTATTGACAACAGTTTCCTTATTGTTAAAAGGACTTAAAATCCAATTCTGAATTATCTCAGCAGTAGCCAATATTTCAGATATATTGTCTGAATCTTTTGCTAACTCAACTGCTCCCTTCAATGCCACCTGTCTTGATATAAGTTTGTCTTTATTGTCCATTAGATAAAACCTTTGCACTACCAACTCTGTTCTCTACCCAAGAGTTATGTTCTCTCCAACCTACCAAAGTACCTATCTTCCAAACAGGTGTTGCCTTCAGTTCAAAGTCAGGTTTTGGTAACTTGCCCTGAAACTTCCATTGTGCAACTTCTTGTCTAGTTACTCCTAGCCAAGCACCAATCTCAGCAGTCCCCATTATTTCTTGCGTCATATTTTCTCCTTTATAAAGTCAGCAACTTTGATTTCTTTACCCTTTAGTAATTCTAGGTAAAACAAATCTAATTCGTTACTAACTTTTTTATTGTTTTTACTTTGTAGTCTTTTGTTGTCTATCCATAAAGAAACATAAGCAAGTGTAAGGATTAAACTAATTAATCCATAGACTGCTAGTCCAAGATAGACCCACTCTTGTATCATCATTCTTCTTCTCCTATCTCTTGTCCATTTAGGTCAAGCAATACTTCTTCTTCTGTAATTTTATAAATGTTAAATATATCTCTCATTCTTCTTCTCCATTAACTTCTTCAAACTCAGTATCGTAATCATCTACCATAGTGATTGCTTCCATAACTAGCTGAAACCTAAAGTGTGAAAACTTTTCCTTGTTTAAAGTAGCAACTTCTTGCAGTATTTCAGCAGGTATCTGATAAGAAAATACAGGTTGTAGGTTTATCCAACCAACTGCTTTGAAATCTTTAGCATAGGTTTGGTCTACGACAATTTCTACTCGTCCTTGAATAAATCCTGTAAGTGTTACATTATCTTCCATATCAACTCCTTTTTTGATATTTACTTATATTAATCTCTGATTTGTTTTATGCAAATCTTAAATTAAGAGATTAAAGCCACTTGGACTCATAGGCTATCGATTGGGTTTGTGTTCCACCTATGACACTTAGCTCTTTGGTTATCATCAGGTTGCTTTTTGTCTTGGTTTGCTTCCGTCATCTGTCCTGTTCGCACTTCGAATGCTAT